CTTCCATAGTTAAAGTTTCCATCATCTGCACCCCATGCCCACTTCCTAAGTGTTCTTTTGGAGCCACGACGTATGCGTCTGTTTCTCGATCTAACAGCACTGTGTCGTACTGGTCTATATTCACCAATGCTAATGCTACGTATTAAATCTCTAAGATCCGAGCTCATTGTTATCATCCATTACAATTTCATCCGAGTCCATAAAGTTCTCAAGTGTCTTGGCTTTGGCAGCAGCAAGTTTCTTGGCTTTCTTCTTGGCATACGGATCTTCAAAGTCACTGTTGTTTTGCAAGAAGTCTAAGTACGCATTTGCATACGCACCATCTTCATCATGTCCCTGCAATTCAAAAGCATCGTACGGCATCTCCATTATAATTTTATTCTTAATGAATGTCTGCTTTTTTTCCTTGGCAATACGTCTTAGGAAAGCGTAGTAGATAATCTGCGTGAAGTATGCAAAGGGGTTCTTTGATTTGGTAGGATCAAAGTTGGTGAAATACTGAAGACAGTTTTCTATCCCATCTGATATCATCTCATCACGATAAGAGTAGTTAATGAAGTTAGGTTTGTACGAGAGATGCGTTGCAATTTTTAAAATACAATCACCAAGATAGTTAGTAACCTGAGGTCGCTCTTTACCAGCTTCCTTGGCTTCTTGTACCTTGATTTGGTATTCTTTAATCGCCTCGTAAAACTCGACGTTGTTTACGTAGTGTGCTTTTGCCATTTATATTTTCCGATCCACAAAGAGATCTAACCGTAATTATGGAGTAAACAATGAGAAAAGTCAAGTTGGAAACTATTTTACTTCTAAACTTGCTTCCATACTTGACTTGAGGTATACTGACAGTGTCAGGGTTGATAATCATTAATGTATAGTGTTATTACCTTCTACGAAATGACCATCTGAGTCTTTCTCTTCATTCTTTGTACCATACATGATAGCAGCAAGTCGGTCGACTGCTTTCTCTACATCCTTTACGGTAAGCACTTCCTGCTCTTCTTCCTCGTCATTGAACATTGACAGTGGAACGTCTACCATCTTCTCATACTGATTAACCATACGTACATAGAATGGAACCAGCAACTCATGGAGTGGCTTGTTTATCATTACTGATGCTTTGGGGATAGTGAATGTTCTGTCTGAAGCGAATGCGCAAAACGGACCACCAGTTACTTGTTCACCGATAGTTCCATCTTCTCTTTGGACAGGATATTGTTTCAATGCCATTGGAAACATAACAGTTATATCCTTGTCAGTTTCCTCTGTGCAAACTCCCATGAGTTGCTCACCGCTTACCAACTTAATGATAACATATTCTTGATCGGGTTCTAGCATCATATGTTTACCTCCACTAACTTGTATGTGAATTTTTCTTCTGCGTAGGTTTTAACACGTTCTGCAAAGTGATTCAATGTATGATTCTTCCATGACTTCCAGTGCAAATCGTCTGCCAAATCATATAGATTGCACTCAGTCTTGCCATTCTTAAGACGTAACCCACGACCTATTGATTGAAGGTTACGGATCTTGCTCTTTGTCGGAGACGCAAATATAACATTCTCCAACGAAGGTATATTAATACCAGTCGAAAAAGTCCCATACGACGCAATGATGATAGCATCCGACTCACTCTCGGTGATATGTCGAATCGCTTCACGATCACTGGTAGCAGTGCCCCCGAAGACAAAAAATATCTTTCTGCCATCGTGCGCTTTTTCTTGAATAAGGTCATGCAATACCTTTCCATGCTTTTCTACATACTGAAAGAGGACCAAGGTATTACCCTTGCAATTTAATGCCAAATTCCGTATGAAATTGTTGCGTTTTTCATTAGAAACAATGAAAGACATCTCGTCTTGATACAGATTTTTGTTTCTACTCTGTCTGGTTGGGTCATCGTACTTTAACAGTATACAAGTAATATTTAGTGTTGCAAGTCGATTAGTATCCATCAACTCTTTGGTAGTGGTCACTCGGTGCACTGGACCGAACATACCTTCAAGAACCAAGCGATGAATCTTTTTATTGTCTAGCGTACCTGTGGTTCCGATACGGTAACGAACCTGATCCATCTTTTCCATTACAGTGGTAAGGGACTTGGCTTTGAACTGGTGCGCTTCATCACCAAAGATTACATCGAAGTTTTGAAACCAACCCTTTGGTTGTAGATAAACTGATTGCCATGTGGTAATAAGAACATCCTTGGTAAAGTCCTTACTGAAACCAGAGTAAAGTTTTTGGCAGTGATACGAAGGTTTCCAACCATTGGCAGATGAGTAATCTTCAAAGTCCGCATACAACTGTTCAACCAGTGATGTTGTTGGAACGATAATGATACACTTGCGACCAGCTTCTAGATGGTGACGCATTGTTGTGTAGATGATAAAGGATTTGCCTGAGGCAGTTGGAGATAACAGTAGAATGCGTTCATTGCGAATCGCTTCTGTTACTGCTTCTACCTGATAGTCGCGAATCTCAATAGGTTTGCCATGACCCATCGGCTCCAACCACTTTGCGTAGTCCATAACCTGCTCTGGTGTTATCTCAGAGGTGGTGACTACTTCATTGACATATTCTAATTCGTACTTGTTGCGTTCTGCAAACTCTTGCACATAACGTAGCAAACCAACAGGTAAAGACTTGCGATACATATCGTACATACGGACTTTGCCGTCCCACAGTCTTGCTCTATACTGTGGCGTAAACCTAGCACCTGGATATTCATAGGTAAAGAAATCTGAGAGTTCTTGTTCAACAGAAGGATCTGAGAAAACTCTTAGGTGAACATGGTTTACTTTTTCAATCGTGATTTTCATTAGCCACCAGCAACAAACTTCTTGAAATCGACTGCCGAACGAATCTGCCAGTCTCTGGACTTAACCTGAGTAAGCACTGATTCAAGCATGTATACCATCGTTGCGATGTATTCGATTTTAGTATTTAACAAATTGAGATCTGAATCACCTGTAAGGAATTCATCCATCTCATTCTTAAGTGGTTTGACACCTTGCCATTGTTGCCAGTCCCGTTCTGTCAATTCGTCACGACCCATCTCACCACGATAGTAGCGAAACTTAGCCTGACGAAGTGTATTGTAGTCAGCACGCATCTTGGCCAACTTTAACTTTGATTGAATAAGATGACGTAGGTATTTTGCATGCAGCTGACTTGTCCTGATCGCTTCACGATCAAGATGGTTGTCGTCTATATGGGTATCGTTGTCCCACTCTTCTTGCAGCTGTTCAATATTCATAATAACTCCATGGGTGTTTTCACCCATTATACATCAAAACATTGTAAATGTCAAGGGTTTACAAATTCGTAATAAGAAAAGCGGAAGGTTGCTCTTCCAACAAGATAGTTTACATCAGTGTTGGTTGATTGGAATGTTAGAGATTCCAAAGAGGTTGGGAACATATCAATGAAGTGCACAGTTTTGGATGTAGCGTTGTTGTTATCCAAAATTAACATGGTGCCATCAGAGTAGTTAGTTGCCAACTCGTTTAGCGTATTAATTTCATCTTGATTAGATAGGCTTAGGTATTGTAAGTAACTTTGCGGAAAGCCCAGTGCCACAATCCAATTGTACACAGCCAAATAGTTCTTCATGTCTTCATCAACAAGAAACTCTAGCGTCAGCGCATCATACGTCAGTCTATCTCCTGGGACAGGAACTGACGCAAATGGGTTGGCAAATTCAGGTTCACCCAGCGTAATTCCTGGCAGGTTGACCTGCTGTGAGAAGTACGTCAATTCAGGCAATTTCTGAATAGAGAATCTATATCCATTGGGACTCAACGGATTGATGTTTTGAGGTAAGGTAGAGGTTGTCGTAATCATATAGTTATTTATAAAGAAAAAAAGGGAGACCGAAGCCTCCCTTTTAAATTACCTATCTTGCGTAGGTTTCCTAACCTGACTATTACATCAAGTTGTTAACCTTAACTTTACGGTAGTAGTAGTTGTTGCCAGAAGACAAGCCATCACCAGCAGCATCCAACGAAGTGAATGGGTTTGCGACCATGCCGTAGCGAGTCTTGAAACCAATCTTAGGTTGGAATGTAGATGGGTCAACTGCACGAACCAACTGAAGTGGAACGTATGGGCAGTAGAACACACCAGCGTCAAAAGCGGAAGTGCCTTTGTAACCAGCCATGAAGAACTGTTGACCAGTACCAGCTGAAGCGTTAGCAACGGTATATGGATCAACATACACTTTGTAACGACCATTCAACACGCCAGCAAACACTGTAGATGTTTCATCAACATTCAGGTTTGTAGACAATGCTGGAGCATAGTCAAGAACACCAGCCATTGCCAATGCAGAAGCTACGTCGCTTGAGCAAACAATGAAGTTACCCTTGCCACGACGTGTTGCTTGGCCAATGGCGTTTGCTTCACGTTCGATTTGGAACAAGAGACCTTTGAATTTCTCAACAGACCAACGACCATTTGAGTCAACGTCCAAGTCAAAAGTACCAGCAGTAGCAGTACCTTGTTGTGCACCAACTTTAGCAGAGGTGTAGATTGTACGAATAACTTCGCGATTGATTTCAGCCAAAATTTCTGTAGACAGAATGTTGCTCAATTCGCCTTCAGCGTCAAGACCATGAACTGATTTCAAGTCTTGTGCGAGTTCGATTGAGTATTCAGCTTTCAACTGACGGGACTTAGCAACAACGCTGGTTTTCTCGATTGAGAATGCCATTTCGTTGAAACGATCGCCAGATTCAGCAGCAGAAGTAACTTGGCCAGTACCAGTAGTATAAGTACCAGCGTATGGGTTAGAACCAGCATGAGCAGGAGATGCACCACCAGCGAAGTCTGTATCAGCTTCGTTGAACAATGCTTCAGTACCAGTTTGGTTAGCATAACGGCTCTTCATTGCGAAGATCAAACCAGTTGGTTGTGTCATTGGCTGAACACCGCAGATGTCATAAGCGATCATCTGTGGAGCAGAACGACGAACCAAGCTGATCAATACTGGATCAAAACCAGTAACACCCTGACCATCACCAGCAGAACCACCACCCAAAGTGCCGATACCAGTACCAACGCCATTGGTAGGAGATGCTTCGAACAAAGCAGTGCGCTCTTCACGCAATGCACGCTCTGTGTTCTCTAGGAGAACAGCTGTAACTTCTTTACGATAGTTATCTTTAATTGGAGCCACACCCTCATGATTGAGGATCGGTGACCATTTTTCGATTAATTGTTGACGAGTTGTCATTTTTAAATCCTTTTAGATTATTTTTTAATGGAGTTCAGAACGGACAAATAAGACTTCATTGTTGGATCAACAGCTTTGTATTCTTCAGTGATAACTGGAGAATCAGTAACTACGGATTCAACTAATGTAGTTGATTTGTTAGTAAAGTAATTTTCACGAATTGTCTGTAGTTTCTTCTTGAAAGAATCTGCATCTTCGTAGCTAAGTTCTTCGGCAAGACCTTTGAACTTTTCTACATCAGTATCAGCAAGACCATCAGCAGCATCCATTACAGAAGCGATACGCTTTTGTTCATTGATTTGCTTTGTTAGGTCGACATTAGTTGCAACAGTCTCGTTCAACTTTGATTCAAGTTGTTCAAGTTTCTCTTGCATGTCGCCAAGTACGTCAAACTTTTCTTCTGGAACATCAATGTAGTGCTCTTCGAACACACCTTTAAGTCCCTGCACGAAACTCTCGAGAATTTCAGACTTCATACCAGATTCAAGGGCAATCTCATTCTGTGCAATCCACTGCTCAACTACGTAGTTAAGGTATCCATCAACTTTTTCAACTAACCCCTCTTTGATTTCTTCAACCTGCTCAGCAAGTTTAGTATCAAACTCTTCCTGCAGCTTGGTCACTTCGGTTTTTACACGAGTGATAACTGCAGCTTCGAAGATTGTAGCAGCTTTGGTTTTGAATTCCTCGGAAAGGTCTTCACCATTAGTAAGAGCAGCAACGTCTTCAGTGACGTCGACTGTGATCTCACGAGCAACTTTTTCTTCTGTAACTTCTACAACTTCTTCGGTTGTAACTTCTGTAGCGTCATCAACAATTTCTTCAATTGTATCTTCGGCTACGACTTCTGTTGTGTCCTCTTGAAGCGTTTTTGCTTCAGCGAGTAATTCAGCGATTTTTCTTTCGATAGACATCTGTATCTCCTATTAACTGGATGAGTTCTATATGATTATTTATTATTTAGCGAATTTTACCCAAGAAGTGCTGGAAAGCACGTAACTTAGTTTCGTTAAGACCTGCAGAAGAAGTCTTCTTGATCATAGACCTAACTTCTTCTATATTCTTTTGCACATATTTTCCATCAACAAAAACCCACTCATGTCCTTCCATAATGCCTCGAACGAAAGCATCTGGAGCAGAAGGGTCGGCTACGATATCAGCTGCTGTTGACAGCATGAAATCGTCTTGAACAATTTGGACACCTTCACTATTAGTTTTAAGTGATCCAAGTGCACGACTAGAAACGCCAAGATTTGCGCCACCATCAAGAAGACCTTTTGCAATCTTACCCATTGGTGTGTCTAGAATTTTTGCTTTCCCGATGTAGTTGGTTCCCTCTTTTCTCAACGAAACGATCATATGTGAAACACGATCGAGGTTGATTGAAGGACTGTCTGGGTGACCCAACTCACCATAAGCACGATTTTTATCTATGTATTGTTCGCAATAACGCTGGACTTCTTTGTCCATTACCTTTTCGGTATACATACGTCCATTGCGATTTACTAATTCTGCTTGAAGGAAAATACCTTCAATAAAGTAATCTTTACCTTTACCGAGACTTCCCTCGGTAACGATGTTAACTGTGTCGTAAACTTCTCTAATAAGTTTCATGGCTTGTCCTTATGGTGCAACGTAGTCTGGACTACCAGTTACGCTAGTCTTAGCACCAACACGTGTTTCATCATCGTATGAACCATAGATGCCAGTTTCAATTTTGGTATCGTATCCATCAACCTTACGTAGTCGTAGATATAAAGCTGCTTCAGCGCCAGCAATCGTTACAACGATATCGCTAGTGTTGCCAACAGTATCAACGAAACCAAGACCTTCAAAGTCAAAGTTATTTGGTTGATCAGCTACGATCGAAAGGATGGTCACACTATTACGAACTACGGTAATTGTTGAATTGGCAGCACCAGTCCAATGAGCACCAACGATATTAACAGTAGGTGTTCCACCACTAATCAATACCTGATTGGTGTGAAGTAGATCGCTTGCAAGAGAGATGGTAGCCGATGCAGCAGTTCCTGCAACTTTTACTACTGCCTCTTGATGGGCTTTTTTAAGTACGGTTTTTGTAACAGCCATTTTAGATCTCTCTTAGTATTCTCATGAAATTGTTTTTACTTTCACGCATGTAATCAACAATCTCTGGTTTATCTTGTAATAAGTTATTTAGGGTTTCTTGAGTATCTTCATTTATTGCAACAATGTTTCCATCGGCTAACTGATACTCTAGCTTACCACTAAACTCCACTGCTGATCGTTCTTTGATAGCAACAACAACAGGGTCAACTGAAAATAGATTGGAAGAAGCGAGTTCAATATATGATTCAATAAGTGTATCGGTAATTTTATCTACATTGTGAAACTGTCGTATATACTTTGCTACTTTTTCTTCAGGTACTGTCGTATTAATATCTTCTAGTAATTTGTGATTCTCAACGTATCGTCTGGCGTATGTTTTCGCTTCTTCCAAACTCTCAAAATTCTCTTCCAACTTATGACCATTGATGGTCAACGAGTAATCCTTATCAACAGTTACATCACTGTCATAGCATGTGTACTTGTCCAACACTCCGAGACTTTCGAAGAG